CAATGGTGACCAAGACGCGTTACAACACGCAGGACTGGGACTCATTCAAGAAGTTTATTCTTGAGCATGAAGTCGTGGACTTGTTGGAGAAACGCATCGCGCAAACCAACATGGCACGGTACCTCGAAGAGAACCCGGGCTCTCTCCCGCCGGGCTTGAACTCTGTAACGGAGTTTGAGATTCGCGTAACTAAACCAACCAAGTAAATTTATCATGACAAATATCGCACTATTTAACCCTTCCAATGCTCCCTCATTCGCACGTAACCATGAGTTGTCTGAGACAGCCAAAGCCCTGACGGGTGGCGGTGTAGGCAATAGCACACAGCGCATCTCCATCAAAGGTGGTGTGTTCCGTTTGCTGGCCGGTGGCAAGGAGATCGCCGCTATCGACGAACGCTTCTTGGACGTCATCATCGTCAAGGCTGCCCCCAAGGTCAGCCGCATCTTCTACGCTAAGTCTTATGACGGTGACAACATCACTGGCCCTGACTGCTGGAGCAACGATGGTGAGCGCCCAGACGCATCCGCTGAGAACAAGCAAGGTACTACCTGCATGTCATGCCCCCAGAACATCGCAGGTTCTGGCCAAGGCAATAGCCGTGCCTGCCGCTACCAACAACGCTTGGCTGTGGTGCTTGAGAACAACATTGAAGGTGCAGTATTGCAGTTGACTTTGCCAGCCACTTCGGTGTTCGGTAAGGAAGACGGAGACAAGCGCCCATTGCAAGCCTTCGCTCGCAACTTGGCGATGCAGAACCCACCCATCAGCCCCGAGATGATTGTGACTCGCATGAAGTTCGACACGAAAGCCGAAGCGCCCAAGCTGCACTTCGCGCCTAATCGTTGGTTGACTCCAGAAGAGTACGAGATCGTCAAGGCTCAAGGCGAGAGCGATGAAGCCAAGCGTGCAGTCGTCATGACTGTTGCCGCTTCTGATGGCGTGAAGCCCGCTTCTGCGCCATTGGCAATCCCCGGTAAGCGTCCCATGGGCGAGTTGACCAAGGAAGAAGACGCTCCAGCATACGAGCCAATCGCGGCCAAGGCAAAAGCGAAAGCCAAGCCCGCTGAAGTTGAGGAAGATGCTGAACCAGAAGTCCGTAAGGAGTCTGCGAAGCCGTCGGCTGTGCCTGCCAAAAAAGGTAAGCTGGCTGACATCGTGTCCGATTGGGACGATGAGTAATTGAATCGGGGGGGAAAGTTTGACAAGGTATGCTTTTCGAAAGCTTGCAGACGACTTGTCATTCCGGTACCCCCACCTAAAACACTATGGCCTATTCACAAAAAGTAATTGACGCAGTCATGGCTGCAAAGAAAACGCCGGGCAATCAGCTTGGACGTTGGGCGATCTATTTGGATTTCCCTGTGACGAAGATTGCTTATGCGCTCGGGGTCACACGCCAAACTGTGTACAACTGGTTTGAAGGTAAGGATGTTTTTGTCGCGTATCAAAACCGCGTAGAACTCCTCTTAGAAATAATGAAGTCCTCAACGGACGCACAACAAGCATGGAGAAGAATATGCAAGGAATACAACCTAGAACCCTGACCAACAGGGAACTCATTAACTATTGCGCTGATGCAGTGGATGATTCGTTTGGTATGCCAAAAGAGTGGCAGAAGGAATTACTGCGCCGCTTTGTGGTGCTTGCACCATCGGATGAAACGCCTTTCATTGACCCACAACAACTAAACCTTTTCTGACAAGGCAAACAATATGGAACCGCTTGAGTTTGTAGCGGCAGTTTTGCCACCGCCCGGAAATGGGCGCTATTGCGTGGTGGAACTTTCAAGAAAAAAAGAACATGCCTATGTTCACACACTGGAGGAAGCACAGCCTTTCATCGATAGATGGAAGCAATCGGGTGAAGACATTTACTTTGGGTTAGGTACGTTTGGGAATGAGAATAAGCGGACTGCGGAAAATGTGCACATGGTCAAGACCTTTGCCATTGACGTAGACTGCAACCATCCCAAAGACTTGCCGGATGCGGAAGGCAACATCAAGCCCAAGGCATACGCAAGCGCAAAGCTGGCGGCTCAAGCCATCATGGAGTTTACCGAGGTCACAGGGCTGTCGGCTCTGGGTGACCCGTGGATGGTGGCGTCTGGCGGTGGCGTACACGCATACTGGCCGCTAACCGAAGCCGTGGATGTCAACGAGTGGAAGCCTGTGGCCGAGGCGTTCAAGCGCATGTGCTACCAGAACAAGCTGGACATTGACCCCACAGTAACGTCAGACGCATCCCGCGTTTTGCGTATCCCTGCCACGATCAATACCGGCATCAAGAACAAGAAGAAGGTTCGGGAGCAAACCAACGTACGCTTCATGAGCGAAGGCGCTATGTTTGAGTTGGTAAATATCCGCGCTGTGGTTGAGAAGAACCTCATCGGTACGCAGTACGAAGTAAGCATGGCCAAGCCGCCTGACAACGTAGTTGAACTCCCCGGTACTAGGCCAGCCGCACCAAGCGCAAGTCAGGTCAAGTTGTTTGAGAACAGCATTACACGCTTCAAGAACATCGTGGTCAAGACCCGCGCAGGTACAGGCTGTGGGCAGATCGCACACTACGTAGAACACGCGGATCAAGACGGCATGGAACCCTTGTGGCGCGGTATTCTTTCGTGGACGAAGGTCTGTGTGGATGGCGAAGGTGCAGCGAAGTGGATCAGCGACATGCACCCGTACAGCGAAGACCGCATGAAAACCAAGCTGGCTGAGATCAAAGGCCCCTACCCCTGCACCAAGATGGACTCGGAAAACCCCGGAGTCTGCCCAAGTTGCCCACATTGGGGGAAGATTACAAACCCTCTGATTTTTGGCCGCGACATGGCGGTAACCACCGTTGAAAGTGTGGTGGAGTTGCCCCGCGTTGCGATGGATGAGGAAGTCAAGAAAGTACTTCGCCCTGAAGCACCCCGTGGCTACGCTTATGGCGAGCGTGGTGGTGTGTTCATTCAGAAAGAAGACGAAGATGCACAAGGCAACAAGGTTGTGCGCAACGTCATGATTATTCCCTATGATTTGTTCCCTGTGGACATCTTGAGCCACAACGGAGAGCACACAGTACACCTCATGGCCATCAGGCGCGAAGGCGCACAGAACATTACGATGGCGCAGAAGGCGGTTGTGAGCCAAGACGAAACAGTCAAGACACTGGCCAACCAAAATATCGTGGCGGCTTTTGGTCGAGGCAACGACAAGAACTTGTTCGATTACATACGCGCAAGCGTTGAGAAGATGAGCAACGACAAGTCGCCCGTCAAAGTACCGGCCAATTACGGCTGGCAAGAAAATAGTACTTTCGTATACGCTGGTAAGATTTACAGTGCCACATCTGCGCCTGTGGAAGTGCCGATGCCCGGCCTAGAAAACATTGTGGCCAACACCAAACCCAAGGGCTCGATTGAGAACTGGGTGACGTTCATCAAGATGCTTATAGCAAAGAAGCTGTACGGACACCTCTCTGTCGTTTTGGCAGGCGCCAGCGCCCCTTTTATGCGTTTTACGGGCATTTATGGCATGACCTACCACTGTGGTTCTACTGAGTCCGGTACGGGTAAGTCGCTGGCATTGGAAGGGGCGGCTTCGATCTGGGGTCACCCAACGCACTACCGCACAGGTAAGAGCACTTCCCCTGTTGCAATGCAGCAACGCCTTGGTCTGCTGCAAAGTTTGCCCTTGGTGACCGATGAGATTACCGCCAAAAACCGCAAGGATGCTGAGTGGTTTCCCGAGTTCCTACTGGACATGACCGAGGGTCGCGGTAAGGAGCGTATGGAGTCAGGCGCTAACAAGGAGCGCTTGAACCTTTCTATCTGGCAGACAGTGGCCATCATGTCCTCTAATACCCACGTCGTGGACTACCTCACAGGTTCACGCAAGCACTCGTCTGAGGGTGAGATGCGCCGTGTTTTGGAGTTTGTCATGGACGAAGAGTTGTCATGGGAGCCCCACGAGATTGAAGTCATCAAGTCTTTGCAAGACAACTACGGCGTGGTTGGCCACGAGTTGGCTGAGTTCTTGGCCAAGAATGTCCCGATGCTTAAAACCCTTGTGCCTGATGTTGTGCGTAACTGCTACAAAGATTTCAACGCTACCAACGATGAGCGATTCTGGATGGCAGGCGTGGGTACGATCATGACGGCAGGTGCAGTACTCGGCAATAAGTATCTGAATATTGTTGACTTTCCACTCAATGAAATCAAGGAATTTTTGAAAGGCCGTGTCAATGTAGCCCGTGGCACAGTCAGGACAAGCAAGCGCAACGCAGAAGATGTGCTAAACGGCTTTATCCAAGAAAACTACGGCAAGTTCGTGGTGGTACGTTTCAACGCCAAGACAGGTGCAAGCGCCTTGCTTGGAGACACTGCTTTGATCGACTCGTCTACTACCCGTTCGGTAGTTATGGGGCGCGTGGAGCACGGCGTAACAGCCAACCACGTTGACTTCTTTATCGAGGAACGCTTGCTGAAAACCTTCTGCTCCAATATGAGCTTTGGCTACGCTGACTTTAAGCGCCAGCTTGAGAAACAATTTGTAGTGTCCTACATGCCTAAGAAAGACCTGATGGCACGAACCAGTGGCCCACCCATGCGGGTGTCCACCATGAAGATTTCGAGAGAAATCTCCTCAATGGATGAAGAAGTTATCAATCCAGTATCCGTGGCAGCGGCTTGAAAGGGGGCAGGGGTTCTTTGTCCCCTGTATCGACACTGCGGCTGTTAGAACCGAGGGCTTGAACAAGGCCCTCGGCTTCCGTTTGTTTGACGCCCGAGCAAAGATCGGGATCAGGGACGGCTTTACTGG